CGCAGAAGAGCCGTCATAGCTCGTTCCTGTGAGTCCTGTGCCGATTGTTAGGGCGTTAGGGTTGGCGGCAGTGATTGTTCCAGACGCACCCAAAGAGATCGATGTGCCGTTGACCGTTACCGCGCTGTTCGCCAACTGGGCGTTTGTCACAGCACCAGAAGTGATCTGGTTTGCGTTGATTGCAATTGCTGTGTTGCTGGCGCTGGTAATCTGACCTTGCGCGTTAATTGCCAAAGTTGGGACTTGCGAAGCAGTACCGTAGGACGCGGCAGTCACGCCAGTGTTGGTGATGCTGAACTGCGTACCAGACAAAGTTAAACCTGTGCCTGCGCTGTAGATCTGAGCTGAGCTGATCTGCGCAAACGTAATGGCAGTTGTGCCAAAGGTAATCACGCCTGTTGTTGTGCAGACGTATGTCTCGCCAGCGCCAGTGCTACCAGCCTGAACAAAGAAGGCGTCGTTGTAGCCCAAAGAGTTGGGGTCACGCAGTCCGTATGTGTCAGCATCAGTGGCGCGAGTCAGCACCCAGTTTGTAGAACCTGTACCAACGGTGGTCACGGTATAGACGCCGTTCTCAGCTTGGTTGGTTTGGTTGTAGATCAACACACGCATACCAACGGTTGTCAAAACACCGTCAATAGTCAACGCAACTTGCGTACCTGCATTGGTCAACGTAGCACCAACACCAGAGGCGCCGTTGTTGTAGGTAGCGTTTAAGTTACCAACACTGTCTGGAGACTCAACGTACACAGGGTCGTGGTACGAAATACCTTGCGTTACCAAACCGTCGACGTAAGACTTGTTGGCAATGTCTGTGGCACTTACTGGTGTAGTAGCAACTGTACCTGTTGTTGCTGTAACTGATGTGAATGTACCAGCCGCCGCAGTAGATGCGCCAATGGTCGTGCCGTTGATCGTTCCACCAGTCACCGCTACAGCGCTGGCGTTCTGGGTGGACATAGTGCCCAAACCAGAAACCTGTGTGTTAGCAATAGCGATAGGCGTCTCAGCCATTGCTGTCAACCGACCTTGCGCGTCAACAGTAGCTGTCAGCGTCTTGGATGCCGCGCCATAAGAACCTGCGGACACAGCGGTGTTGGCAAGGTTGATCGTTGTTGCTGTTGAGCCATCGAATGACCCCGTGCTCATGCCAGTGCCAAACGTCAATGCGTTAGGCGTATTAGCTGTAATCGTGCCTGTAGATCCAAGGGCAACAGATATGCCATTGAACGTAACGGAGCTGTTGGCCAACTGAGCGTTGCTGATAGTTCCAGACAAGTCAGATGTCGGAACAGTAGCGGACGCTGTCATGGCAGAAGTGCCATTGCCTTTGACGTAACCAGTCAAAGAATTTGCACCAGTACCGCCGTTTCCAGCGTTTAACACGCCACCCAAAGTAACAACACCACCTGTTGCGGTAGCAGGAGTCAAACCAGTTCCACCACCAGAGAAGGACGTTACACCGCCAACCAGCGAGAATTGGTTCCACGAACCAGAGGCGAAGCCATCAAAGGTCTGTGTGTCAGTGGTGAAGCGGAATTGGCCTTCAACGCCAACGGGCTGTTGTGCAGATGTGCCCTTGGGGAGGACTACGCCACCCGTACCGGGGAGCGTCGCATCCGAGGCAATTCCAAAAGTTGGGTTGCCTGACGCGCCATTACCATTTGTGACTGTAATCTGATTAGCTGTACCAGTCAGGTCGCGACCAGCAACGGAAGTTCCAGAACTGACCATGGCCAACACGCCAGTGCCAGTCAGATTCGCTACAGCCGCCGCTACGCCACTCAGGGCAAGTGTTGGGTTGCCACCAGTACCGTTAGCATTAGAAACACTCAAACCAGCGCCAGATATGGCTATGGATCGGTTAATCAATGTGCTTGAGCTGTCCTTGACGACGATGCCGCCACCTAGCGCGTTCAGCTCAGAAACTGCGCCAGTCAAGTTAACCTGCAAAGCGGCTTGCGCACCGCCGTCAACCAATGTCACACCAGTGTTGGTGGACAGGTAACGGCTGTTGGCCAGCGTTGGTTCTTGGTTTACGGTGACGAAGGTCTGGGTCTGGCTTGGAGACGCGGAGATCGCACCTGTCGTAGTTTGTACCGTTTGGCCGTTTTGAACGATAGGTACGAGCTCACTGCCCGTAATTGCGCCAGCGGTAGGTAATTGTGTGATCGTTACTTGTGCGGACATATTATGGGCTCAGTTGGTCATTGTTACCGTCGTTCTCAGGGGTCTGAGTATTTCCTTCAGTCGAGATGATGAAGCTACCACCAGTGATGCCGTTTTGGGTCGTGACAATGTTGTTGTCATTGGCGGCGACGCTCACGTCAGGACGTGGGAATCTGATCGTTATTCTCTCAGTTTTTCGGGCTGGAAGTCTATAGGGATCAAGCTCATCTGCACAGCCTTGGCCACAGACTTGGAGACCGGGGAAGTTCGGGTCAGGACGCATCTCAGCATGGGCACGCTTCATCTTGCAACGATCACAGATCGCTATCGATAAAGTAGCATTTCCACGAGTGTCGAGAAAGATTGGCATTATCTTGTGTACACGCTGATGTTAGGGGCGAAGTAGATTGGCGACTTGTCACGCTCTTCCTGCTCAACCATGTTCAAGTACTTCTCAGCTTGGCCTTCGAGGTACTGGATGCGTTGCATGTCCACACCGGGGAGCTCGAGGCTCATGCGGTGAGCCAGCATCATCAAAGTTGCTTCGTACCAGCGCGTTGGGATGTACAGCTCGTCAGTCAAAGCACCAACGTCCATGATCTGTTTGCTGTACCACACGGTAATTTGCACAAACGGGTCGCTTGGGACTGGCCACAAGTACAGCGTAGGCAACGGAATGGTGCGGTCAAACCAGAATTGGAAGGGTTGGTTGGCCGTAAAGTTCTTGTTTGGCAGGTTTGTGTAGTCGTCGCGGTTCAAACGAGACATGGTGATCTCGGTTGAGTTGTTTCCCACGTAAAACTCACGCAAAGCGAGCGTTGTGCCACCAGAGGCGCGGACGCGGTAGTACTGGACGTCTTGACCGGGGTTTATATCCGTCCAGATCCACTGGTTGTCAGTCACAGTCACTGTTCCGAGGCTCTCAAGCGTCGTCCAAGTGCTGTTATCTGTCGAATATTCGAGGGTCAGCGTCCATGTGGCGCTTCCGCCACCAGACACGTAAGGCAGGATACCGATGGAACCAGCATAAATTGGGTTGTTTGTCCCAAAATTGGCTGAAATGTTGCCGTGTCACCAACATTAGCAACAGTGCCACCAGCGGACGAGCTGTAGCTACAAGAAGGGCGGCTCATCGTGCGATAGAGCACGTTTAGAGCGTCGTTTGCACCTGCGGGTAGGCTGTATATGTAATTGTTTGCAGAAACGCCCAAAACGACCTTGTCGATGGCGAAATACTGGATCCCGATGTTGATCAGGTTCTGCAAAAGAAAGCCAAGCGACTGACGAGCAGAGACAAGTTGCTCAGAGGTCAACTCTTCGGCAAGTTTGCCTGCACGTCGCGCACCATGATCAATCAGGGTTTGGACATTGACTGTTTGACCGTATGTGTCTGAGTACGCCATTTGTTTTCCTCTTCACCAGCCGGGGCAATTCCAGCGTTGCATTGAAGCACGCGCCCTACTGCCCTTTTCGCTCTTTTCTGCTACAGGCCCCATTCTCGCGCAAAACGAGTCCCTACGAGGGCCTCCTTGTGGCTGTGGAGCCTTTAAATTTGAACCAGTCTCACGGTTGTACTTCTCACGACCTTTGGCCGTCAAACCAGCGCCTTGCTTGGCAGGGAGCTTCTCACCGCGACCGATGGCCAAGCTTGGGCCACCGTCTTTCATTTTGGCTGTTTTGGCAGATTCTTTAAATGCTTTAGCCGTTGGAGCACCTTCGCTCCCAACTCTGCGCATTTTTTCCCCAGAGCCTTCAGCAATTCTTTCGCGTTTTGCATGAATGTTGGCATACAGACCACCTTCTTTTAACTTCTTGTCGGCTTTGACAAACTCTTTGCCGACCTTCTGAGGCACACCACCAAAGCCACCCTTGGTATGGGCGGCGGCTTCCATCAAACGCTTTTGGGATGGTGATTTGCTTGGCATGATTAGCCGCAGAAAATTGTGACTTTTGCGCTTGTTGGCAAAGTCACGTGAACACTGCTAGTGAAGCGGATGCCGTTGCCGGGGATAATGTTCGCAAACGGGTTGTTCGTATTTGCTGGAACATTAAATTGCAACAGAATAGTGCCCGAAGCACCACCGTCACGGAAGATGACATCACCAGCCGTGCCACCAGACAAGCACTGGTAACCAGCAAGGTTTGTCGCGCCTGCATACATAGTGCCAGTAGCCTCAGTGTGCACCGCAAATACATTCGTCAATGTTGACATTTAAATCTCCAATTAAAAGTGGGAGCCGAAGCCCCCACTTAGGTTCAGCACTTTACTGATCCACCACGTTTCTTCGCAGGACTTACTGTCACAGACTTCTCGGTCTTGGTGACAGAGCCTTCAGGCTTGTCCTTGCTAGTAAACAGACTCTTCGCACCCTCATACAGCTTGCTAGGAATGCTACGGATGGTTTTAGCCATTGCCATATCATCGTCGCTTGGGCCGATTGATTTGTCGTAAGCGCCTTTTGATAGGTCGGTTACTTTCCCGCCAGATTGATACTTCAGGTTGCTCTGGGCTTTCGCTTGCTTCATCGCTGTTGCGTTCTCAGCCTTGAAGTTACTTTGCAGTTTCTTCTCGGCTGGAGTCACACTGCCACCCTTTTTAAAGGTGCCAGATTGACGATCATTGCTGACAGGAGCAGACGGCTTTTTTGCTGGATAGGCTACGGCGCGGCCGCTGTCGTTAACAGCTCCCCCCGTAGCGAAGCGCTTTTTTGTCGCACCACCTTTTTTGTAGCCACCGCCGTTGCCCAACTTCACATCGCCTGTGGGGGCGCTGTTGTTGTCAGGTTTAGCTGTGTCCATCTTGGTGTTGCGATATTGGCCGCCTTGGTCTTCAGTATTGATGATGCCGCTCTTAGCGATAGCACCACCCTTTTTGAAGCCGCCTTGGCCATTGACCACGCCGCCTGTGGCGTAACCACCGGGCTTCGTAGACTTCGCAATACCACCAGTAGCCAGACCTTTGTGGCCCTTGCTTGCTGATTTAGCTTCGTGAGACTTCAACTCAGACTTCACGCCTTTGATGGCCTTCATCTCAGCTTTGTTCTCAGCCTTGGACTCGCCACCTTCCTTCATGCCCAACATAGCCGCACGACGTGCCGCCATAGTAGGACGCTTAGGACGAGCGACGGGCATCATGCCACCGCGAGCAGGCATAGAGGAAGCCATGGGCGCACCCATCATTCCACCGTCAGCCTTTTTCACGGAGCCGCCTTTTTTGAGCTTGAGTTCGACTGTAGGTTCAGTCGTCATCATCTTCACCATTGGTTTAAATTGACCCATGATGTGCTCCTTTAGACGTCAGCGTATTTGTAGACGATCGTCACACGAGCGGCGCCAGCAGAAGCGGCAGTACCAGTCTGACTGTACGTGATAGTTGCATAGACGTCGCTAGTGCCGACGTTTGCCCATGCGCTATACACGCCCGTAGTAGCAACAGAAGCGCGACCTGCTGTGCCAACCGAAGTGGCGGCAACGAAAGCGGCGGCAGAACCTGTTTTACCAACGGTAACAGTGTTTGTGGAAGCGGCGTTAAATGCTGTAGTCACATCAATGTTGATGTCAACGATTTGTGCACCAGCGGGAATCATTGCAATCGATACTGCGGAACTGTCGGTATAAGCGAAAGTCGTAGTAACGGCTGACAACATGCCGCCGATATTGGTCACTTGATTTGCCATTGTCTTTTCTCCTTAATGGAGCAGGGGGCGAACCCCCCGCATTTGATTAGACGCCGGGTGTGCCGTACATCGCACGAGGATCAGTGAAGCCCACGTCGTAACGCTCTGTCGCCTTGTAGCGCATAGAGTCAGTTTCGAAGTCGCCTTCCATGGTCTTCTCGAGCTTACGACGCATCAAAAGCTTCATGCCTTCAGGAGCGTCGGTCTGTACCCACCATGCTGATGCGTTGGTCAAACGTGACAACACAGCCGCGCCTTCGTCCAACAAACCGATGGACTTGACAGGGTTGATGTCGTTGTTTGCGTTACCAGCACGCAAGACGGATTTCAACAAAACTTCAGCTTGGAAGACGTTGCCGGGGGCCACCACCAACTGGCGGGGAACCAAGCGAATCTTCTTGCCGTTGTTGTCCACAGCTTGACGAATCTGGATCAACATCTGCTCAAGCGATGTCTGTGACAGATTGGCGGCTGTAGACAGCAAGTTGCTGAATGTGCCGTTAACGATTGGGTGTGAAGCGCTGTTCAAAGCTACGCCGTCGCCACCTGCTGTAGCACCGCCAGTGAAGGCGTTGTTCAACACGTTAGCAGACAATGTCTCTTTGGTCTCAATCAAAGACTGAGCCAAGTGACGTGCGTACACCTGACCGATACGGATGTGGTCACCGTCTTCAACCAAAACTTTGGTCAAAGCGAATGCCAAC